AAGCAAACCAGCTAGAGGATCAACGCGCAGCCAACGATCTGGCACGTTTACAAGCAGCCAACCGAAACCTACTGAATGAGCAAGCTAGTAGAGATGCTTCCACTGGAACGACCGCTGCTCTTAGAGCAGACAATCAGATAATTCAGCAAGGCTTCAACAAGTTGGCCGAGTCAGAGTTAAATGCCGAACAACAAAAAGCAAAACTAAAACGCGATACAGCTTTTGAGGTACTAAAACAAGAGCTAGCCGCCGAGAGATTTAAAGCCAACATCGATAAACAGGTATCAAAACTAAATCTAGAAACAGCCCGCAGAATAGAAGACATTAACTTAAATATCGCTAGAGCTAATGAAGTTACTGCTTCTAATAGATTTGATCTAGAGCTAGCCATAGCTAAACTCCGTTTAGACGTTTTAAAACAAGAGCAAGAAGCAACACGCGGACAGCTGGTAAACCTTGGAGCGTTTGAAGCCGCGCAACAAGTCCAGACAGTAATCGACGCAATTAGAGATGAACGCTTAAAACTAGAGCAAGCTAAACCTCCTCAACAGTTAAACCCCCTAGCATCCGTAGGTGGCGGAGGCGTACCTACTGCAGGTATAGACAGCGCAACACAAAAAGCCATCGAACAAGAGCGGGAACTTCTAGCCGCTAAACTAGAAACTCTTGATATAACAAAAGAAGCAGAAAGAAAAGCTGCTTTTGCAACAGCTGACAGCATAAAAATCGACAGCCAAAACAAAATAAACGACTTACTTGCGGCTCAAACAGGCCAACTCAACGCGCAGGTTCGTCTAATAGAACTACAAAATGAGGGGCTAACACTAGAACAAGCCCGCGCAGTTCAGGTAGTTGAAGCCCTTGTTGCTGGGCAACTGGCACGACTAGATAACTTAAAAGAAGCTTACGAAACACTAAAAGCTGACACCGAAAACGTAGCTGCTCTCGCAGACATCGAGAGAAAACTAATTGATATAGCAAGAGCGCGTGCTGGGATCGTATCTGACGGTGCTACAGCAACAGAAAACGCTAAGAACTTAAACAAAGGCTTAACTGAAGTAGAACAACTTGCTACCGATATTGCTGGAACGCTAGGTAACGGCATCACCGACGCCTTGGTGTTAGCGGTATCCGGCACTGAGAATTTAGGAGAAGCGTTCCAGGCATTAGCCGCTGACATCCTCCAAGCAATCGGCAAGGCTCTGATACTGGCAGCCGTAACCAAAGCAATTGGCAGTATCGGCAGCGGCGGTAATCCAGGCAGCGGACTTCTTGACCTGCTCTTCAGAGAAAAAGGAGGCCCTGTAACCGGCAACCAGCCCTACATCGTGGGCGAAAAAGGCCCAGAGCTGTTCATCCCCGGTGTCACTGGAACGGTCACCAACAACGACCAATTCGAGGCAGCCCGTAATGCACTAAGCGGGGGGAGTAGCAGTTCTAACGATGCCTTTGCTGACAATGCCGAAGCCATCGGCACTACGACCTCTTACACTAAAGAGCGGGTACTGGAGCGCGAACGCATCGCTTCGCTGAACAGCAACCCGATTGATGTCCGAGCTGAAACCACTGTCATCAACACCGTGGAGTATGTCACCGCCGAGCAGTTTGCAAAGGGTATGAAATCTACAGCTCGCGATGCTCAGGCAAGAGTTTTTAGTGATCTCCGCAACCGCCCAGCCACCCGCGCCCAGGTAGGTATACGATGACATTTGCAATCGGGACATACGCCTTACTAAAACAGGCAGAAGGAATCATTACCCCTTACCGTTTCCAGAATTTTCACGCTGGAGAGTCGCGATTATTCCAGGGGTTGCCTTATTTGTTTGCGGGCTTTGGGTTTAGTGGAGGCACCCTAGACTTACAGGGAGCCAACATCTCAGCATCAATGGTATTTGCTGTAAACGAGTTAGATTTAAACGTCTTCAAACAAGCAGCAGACGAACGTTGGATTGCACAGATCAACACCGTTTGGCTCGATCCAGAGACCTTAGAAGAGACTGACAATTACAGCTCAGAGGTGTATCAAATCACTGGCTTTGAGCATGACAGCAGCCGCCTACAGGTGAGGCTTAGCAGCCCACTAGACGCCGTTGGCGCTGATGCACCGCGCCGAACTCTTACCCAATCGTTAGTCGGTGCTTTGCCATCTACCGGCAACATCTCTCTGAATTAATGCTGAGTCCTAACGACGGCAATTGGATTCCACTTCTGCCCCATGACCGGCAGATCATGGAAATCACCGGAATGGATGAGAAGCAATATCGCTCGTTTATGCGCGAAACGATGCTGAATAACGGGATTAAACCCGGCGACCCAGTGGCGTTTGAACCCTTCACTACGGCTGCCTATTTAGTGATCGGGATAGTTCTATCCGCGATTGCCTCGTTACTATCTCCGAAACCACGCCAACAGAAACAGCCCGATTACGAGACCAAAACAGTCCAGGGTCAGGATATACAGAACAGCAGCAGGTTCACGCCAACATCAGGCTTTGATAGTGTCCAGAATGTTGTTGAACTGGGTTCAACTGTTCCACTTATTTATACCAACCGCCAAGAAATTGACGGCATTGCATACGGTGGCGTGAGGGTCAACACAAACCTGCTGTGGTCACAGTTGTATAGCGTCGGTGGTGGGCAATTGCTTAGAGCATTGTTTCTTGTAGGAGAGGGAGCAATCCCACAACTTGACGTTGATCAATTTGCTATTGGCAACAACGTTATTGGTGGCTATCGGTTAAGCAATAACGAAGCCGGACGAATCAGCCTTTACTACTCTTCAGACGGCGGAAGAATAACCAGCAGCGATTACATCTCAGGGCTAAGAGCCAGTTCAGATCCAGGCAATGCTGAAAATGCCGGAGCTTCAGACGTGTTTCAGGTACGCGGTAAAGATTTACAGTTTGGCCCAAATTTTTGCTTTACTTCAACACCATCAAACCAGAAAGTATTTGGGTTGTATGGGCATCTAGGGAACAATTTTCCGTTAAAACCTAACCCAATTATTAGGACTGAATTTAACTTAGGTTCAGACAGCGCAGGTGATGTAATCTGCACTCTAAATCGCCAAGAGAAGGGACTTAGGACTAAGCAAGGTAGAAACTATTGCGGACGTAGCGGACTTGTTGGCACTACTAGCGGTGAAAGAGATGCAACCGTTGGCGAAGATTTAACATTCAAGATCTACAAAGAGACAGATGGGAACGGGTATTTTAATGAACCAGTTCCGCCAAGTGACACCGGGAGTGATGAAGCAATTACAAGCTTAAATGATATGGGAACATCGATTGCCTCTCGGCAAAATAGCTATGACGACAACTTAAGTGTTGGCGAGCTATACCGCATCGGCAGCGCAATGGCAATATGCACCAATAGAACAGACCAAGTATTTATTTCAGATATAGAAAGCTCAACTTTGAATAACGGTCAATCTGTAACTGCGGTTTTCAAAGTCGTGCGTGAAGGCACGATTCATGAATATACGGAAAGCGAATTAAACCCGTCAGTTTACAACGGTGACATTGGACAGAACCCCGCCATTACAGCCGTCAATACATATCCATGCAGCAGAACAGCGCAGATTTTTAGGTGTGCCGAAGGTTCATTCTCTACAGAAAGAGTTGGGCAGGTTGTTGAAATTGGTCTGCAAAGTTCGTTAGGAATTGACATCAACGGACTAACAAATTTTGCTGATTGCATATACGACGACAATGGAACACCTAAAACAAGAACTTATCAAATTATCGATGAACAATCTTGCTTGAATTACAAAAGTGACCCTATAGATGGAATCAGCACCGTAAATTATTCAAATGGTAGCTATCAAGGGCCACAAACTCAATATTCCTTTTTTATTATTGCCTATCGAGAGGCCGCAACCGATAACACCTTTTTTCAATTGCCTTCATTGTTTGGCGTAAGGGGTCAAGGCGGCACCAGCTTGTATAACTACATCCGGTTTGATCTTGGCGTAGAAAAGCGTTGGGAGTTTCGTCTTACGCCTGTAAGCAGCTTTGAGGTAAGAAGGAGCAACCAGAACCTTATTGTTTTAGACGCTCATTCTGCTTTTAATCAATCTTCAGAAGGGGATATAACGATTGAATACAACGGCGAAGAAGTCACCAAGAGTTCAGGGTATTTCTCGTTGCCTGTTGGGAGAACAGTTGATGGTGTAGCGATTGGGCCACCATTTGACGACAGTGAAACTCAGGGCTTTTACATAGACGCGTATGCGCGATTAGCCGAAGCGTTTATCTATAACGAAATCACAAGCCAGGCCACAAGTCAGCCTGCACATAGTGTTGTTTACGTCAACACCATCACGGCCAATAAAGCAACACCTGAATATGACCATTTGGCAATGGTTGGCATGAATATTAGAAGCAGCAAAGAAATCACACAACTGAGCCAATTTAGCGTTTACGTGAACGAAGGGATTAATAGCACAAGCAACTTCCCTGACATTCTTTACGATTTGCTATCCAACAAGCGTTACGGCACCGGCAAAATCGTCAGCCTGGAGCAGATCGACAAGGCTAGCTTTGATTATTGCAGCAACTGGGCAGCAAGCCGCAGATATTTCTTTGATGGAGCGATTGTCGAGAAAATCAACATCCGCAGTTGGGCTGCAGAAACAGCTATTCATTTCTTGCTGGAATTTGTAATCCGTAACGGTAAATTTGCGCTTCAACCTGTCGCCAATTTTGATGGGCCTGAAACAGTTAGTGGGCTCTACACAGCAGGCAACATTATCGAAGACAGTTTTAGTCTGAATTATCTTGACGAACAAGAGCGGATCGCCCCGCGTATCAGCGTGAAATGGAGAGAGGAGAGACAGTCAACTGCTATTAATAACAAGGGGCTATTCCCTGTTGTTCGTGAAGTAACTGTCCGCGAATCAACCACTGATGAAGACGCTCCACTAGAACAGATTGATTTAAGTGACTTTTGCACAAGCCTGCAGCAGGCAATTGACAGGGGCAAATGGGAATGTAGAAGTCGGCGTCTGATAACCCATGGCGTGTCTTTTAAGACCACCCCAACAGGATCAACGCTAGACATCGGCGCTGTCTTCAAGCTCGGTTTGGAGACATTTTCATACGACCAGCCCAGCAACGGCGCGGTTGATGCAGCTGGAAATATCACATCTTGGCCTGCTTTACCAAACGGCAGCTATCCGGTCTTGTATTGGGACGGCACCACCCAACAGACCACCGAGCGAACGATGGTCGTTGTCAATGGCAAGACAGACCCAGGCCCCGCAGTGTTCTCGGTCAAGACAGCCACCAATGACGCGCAAACGTACAGAACCCAATCGCTGTCATTTGACGAAGAGGGCAACATCGATGTTGAGGCCAGCTTCTTCCCAACGGGTGAGGACGACATCTCGGAGCTGGTACGGGATTGGGATGATGCGTCAAAATGGGTGATAGGGGGTGACCAATCATGAGTATCGACTTTCCAGAGATCTGCCCAACCCGCCGCAGCTTCACTCCTGGTGAATACCCGACAAAACGGTTTACCAGCATCAGCGGTGCTGGGACAACGCGGTTATATGGCAGCAAAGCATTTAAAGCGACTCTTACATTGGAGTTTTTGCTGGACGATCTCGACACTCAAGCGATCCTTCAGAGCTGGCATGACAGTTTGGGTGGCGCAAAAACCCTGACATTGCCAGAGACTATCTTTGAAGGTATGAACGGACCAGAGGAAGAAATCCCAAACTATCTCAATTGGAGATGGAGCCAAACGCCAACCGTTGAGTCCGTGCTGCCGAACAGAAGTAGAATACAAGTATCACTAATCGGCACGTTGGACGGTTGACATGGCAGTTTTAACAGGCAGCGATGGTCAACTGAAATTTGACGGCAGCTCAGTCGGGAAATGTAGAGAGTGGAGCCTTAGTGTTACAAAGGACGTTTTAGAGGATACATGTATTGGAAGTTATGACCGAACGTATGTGGAAGGGTTGAGGGGTACGTCTGGGACAGCAACCGTTTTGTACGATCCAGCTAATCGCGTAGCAGCGGCGCTACTCAACTCTGTTTTTGATAACGGCAGAACAAGTGATTCCGTTGATTTTGTGCTGAATCGTCAGGAGGGCACAAGCATAAGTTGTAAGGGTTTTGTTACAAGCGTAAATCCAAGCGTCTCAGTTGGTTCGGTGCAGGCGGTATCAATTAGTTTTCAGATTAACGGAAAACCTGACGGTAACTTTTAATGGCTGTCCTTGGTACCGGTGGAAAGCTCCTCTTAAAACGAGCAGCGCCAGAACCATTCATTATTTCAGACTCTGCGCTGGATCCTGGCAATAATCTCTACACCGCGTGGCAGACAGGTTATTGGAACGGGGACCATGTAAGCGTTGATTGCCTGCCGACCTCAACCGGCCCATTCCCTCCTAACCCGGATGGATATGCGAGCTATTACGGCAGCAAGTGGTTTTTGGGACCGAACCGTACCCAGATCGCATCGAATGAGGATACGTTCTATAAAACAAACCTCGAAGAATATCCTGATGGAGATTTCGGAGATTCAGCACAATTTTACGCAAGAGCAGGTGATACCTCCGGCGGTGACGTTATACCTGCCTGTACAGCCGGAGAGTATTACATCCATATTGATTCCCTGGGTCGCGTAAGTTTTTACAATGACCGTTGTTCAGCTCTTGCTGGCTGTTTGGATAATCGAATCGACTTGTTTCCAGTTGGGGGAACAGTCACAGTTTCTCCATACGGCAACACTGAATATCTAAACGCTGTGTGGGATTGCGTTGCATCTGTAGGCGATTATCAATTCAGCGATGCCCAAGACACGGTTACGTTGATAAGCATTTGTGCCGATGCTCCTACTTATCAAGTGCCAGAAGGCAATCCAAATGATGAAACGTTTTTCTATAACAATGCAAACCTCCTACCAAGGAGTCCTGGGGGGCAGGTAGCGCCGTATTGGCAGCAGCTGTGCGACATCGCACAATGGAGTCTTGAGCTGAATGCTCCGAGTGTTGACACGACCTCAGTATCGGAGAAGTTTGGCAACGCGGTTAAATCGCTGGTCACTGGAGGCGGCTCTGCTGAATTTTTCATTGATCGGCGGTGCTACGACAACGAACACGACAACGGCCTTGCGCTGATGCAGCTTTTGCTGATGACTGAGAAAGGTTGCAGCGCGACAGCACAGTTCTGGATGATTGATCGAGATGGCGACTGCGGGGCCAACTGTGGGTCGATTGAGGGCGGTCTGTATTACCAAGCTGATGTTTTGGTCACTGCAAGCGCCGTGAATTTACGGCCTACAGAAATCGTCGCTGGCACGGTGCAATTCGTGACGACAGAGGATATCAAGCTGTTGGTATCATCACCGGGGTAGAAAATCGGTCTAGTGAAGTAGTGAACGGTCTCGGCTAGAATTTCTCTAAGTAGCAGCGGTGGCACAGCGTGGCAAGTTTAGAGTTTGCAGGCGATAGCGGTTCGCTTACCAATATTGATAGCACTCAAGGCGAGTTTCGCGATCAGTTAGCTGCTCTGACCGATATGGTCAAGCAAGTTGTTGGTGATGCTGCTGTCAGCCCTGGAGATACCGCACAAGCAGATCCATTAAATGCGCCTTTTACGTTATATGTGAACCCTTATACCGGCAGCGATGATTTTGTAGGAGGTTCATACAACGATTACGAAACAGGATCCGGCGCAGACTTACTTGCATCAAAACTAAAACGTTTAGAAAAACAACGACTTACATGTGGATTTAGCCCTCAAAGGCCATTCAAGACAATCAACCGGGCTGCCATTGAAGCAGCGATTATCACCAGCAAAAACTGGTACACAGACTATACAGATGCAGGCCAAGTCGATTGCGTCAGCATTGTATTAAGCCCCGGAGTTCATACTGTCTATAACGATCCAGGCAGTAGCAGCACCAGTCTCACGAGCTGGGGCGCATCCAAGACACCGACAATTTCGGAGCTAATTGAGTTTAACCCTGCAACCGTTGGCGGAGTTCTACTGCCTAGGGGCTGCTCTCTCTGTGGTTCGGACCTGAGAAAGATCACGCTGCGTCCTAGTTATGTCCCACCCGCTGCTGACGAAACATCAAACTACAGCAATCGACTAGGGCTACTAAAAATTACCGGAACTGGGTACTTTTTTGGTTTTACGATAATGGATAAGACGGGCCTTGCGGCCAGTCATCATCTATTAGACGGCTTTCATTTTGCAAGCAAGACTGAGCTGGATTCTTTCTACGCTAAATGTGAAGCCACTGTCGGCACTGGTGCTGACCTTTCCAGCACGTTAATCAATACGAGAAGCACAGAGTATAAAATTGTTGGTCCGATAGACATAACAGAAACTCCAACTTCAGCGTGGGATACAACAGCTAGTGCATCCCCATATATTTTCAATGTTTCAATTCGTTCCAACTACGGATTAGGTGGAGCGTTTATGGATGGCTCCAAGGTGGAAGGCTTGAAGTCAATGGTCTGTGCGAATTTTACGGGTGTTTCATTGCAAAAAGACATGTCATGTTGGCAGGTCTATAGCAGTGGCGCTTGGGCGAATCTAGTTAATAACTCGGCTGGATATGAAACTTACATCAACACATCTCCCAATGATGTAAGGATGGATCCAGATAGGCTCAGTCGGCACATCAGTGCGATTAATGATGCTGTAATCCAAGAAGTCTCAGTTTTTGCCATTGGACACGGGATTCACCACTTCACAGATTTAGGTGGAGAGGTAACAATTACCAACAGCAATTCGTCTTTTGGAGGTTGCAGTGCGCTGAGTAAAGGATACAAAAACTTTGCGTTCCCTCAAGATGAAAATTGGACAGTTGCAAATATAAACGTCCCGCTAAATCTTGGTGAAAAGACAAACAACATTCGCCGTATTTTCTTAGGTGTGGTTGCATCTGTCACCACAAATCAAATCACGTTAGAAAACGGTCTTGAGGTTACTAGCGAGAGCACAACAACACCTGCCATCCTGTATAAAGACGACTACAGCCTCAAATCTGGCACCCGTATTTGGGTAGAGAATCCTGTCGGTGATGACTGGCAAACATCGCTAACAGCATCGGCATGGTCTGAAGGCACACCAAAAGAAATCAACGTAAGCGGTGCTTTGACGGAATCAGACACAGGTACGCCAGTAAGCAATAACCCAGAAACTGGCGTCAGTCTTGCGGTCGGCAAACGAGTGTATGTCAGGCGACTCGCTGATACTCGTACTCCTGGTGAACGCCGCGTCTCGTTGCAACTGGCGAACACTTCCGACGCAAGAATCCCTGAGCAAAATTTTGTTATTCAGACGGATCCTGCACGAGCCGGTGGAGACATTTCAAGAGAGCTGACGAAAGCAGGCATCGAAACTCTTATTGTTGGCATCGCTGGCAAAGGCTCGGCTACTGGGGTTGCTACAGCGGCAGAAATCACGTTGAGTAGAGCTGCCCCAAATGTAAACTACATAGCCGGTGACTATTACCGAGTTGGAACGGTTGTCAAGCACAACAACAAGCATTACCAAGCTCTAAAAACTCAAACAGCATCAGGTTCCAACCCTGATTCAGATTCATGGGGCGAGATCTATGTCCACATGAGCGACGACTATCGGGCAGAAGATGACAGAAGATCTGCTGCCCCAATCTTGGTCTTAGATACTGATACGAGTTCCGATGCAAATAGCACAACGTTAGGCATCAATTGGACAACAGAATGGACTACTAACACTGAGGTTCGCACTCAATACGAATCAGCAACTGACTATCAGGGAGTCTCTGCGTTTCTAAAAGCGTTGGGATTTAGCACTGGTGACACGAGAAGCTCGCTGGTTCCAAGGGCAGAAGATGATCGGGAGTTGGACCCCAACAGCCAATTAACAGGAACCCCTAGCGGTGGAGCGGCAACAGGCTTAGGTAATTGGGCCGTTGAGTTTAGGCGTCCCAGTGTTTTGCGACTGTATGGACATGCCTGGGAATGGACAGGCTATCTAAATTACAGCAAGGCTCTACCTGCCGCACAAAAAACTCTAGGAGCGCAGAATAAATTTACCTACTACTTTACGAACGAATTTGGCGGTCGCGTTGTTCCTCAAGGCAGCAATGAAGAAGGGTTCAACGTTACACCCCGCGGGCTAGAGAATGTAGAAACCGGCGCAACTATATCTATTGAATCCATAGATAGTGCAACCATCGATGATTTTCAGACAACCGATTTTCCGAATGGGCTTTCTGCATCGAGCATCACGGTTGGTGATTTAACAGTCACTGGATCAGCTACATTCTCTAGTAGCTCACAAGGCACTACCGAAAAACTTGGCGTTGTGCAGCTAGCCGATGCAGTTTCGTTGCGTGAAGGTTCAACAATTACCGGCAACAACGATTCAGAGCTTGATGCTTCTATTAGTGCAGAGCCTGAAGTCGTCACGATCAAGGCGCTGAATTACTGGAAGAAAGAGAATGGCCTGCTCTCTGCCCCTTCCTCGGGTACGCAATTCATTTACGTTGATCCACTTAATGGAAACGATGTTACGACAGTTGAGGATGCACTTAATGCGCCACCTACGACAGCAAGCCAAGCTATTACACGGCTAGACATTGCGGCAGATTTTGTAGCAACACTATTTTCGCCTAGCGTCAACGTAGAATACCGCATTGGGCCTGGTCTTTACAGCCGAAAAAGATGCACGTTCACGACTAAAGCTAAAATTAGGGCATGGGATTACA